GCTCGCCTGGAACTTTCCGTTCCATGTGGAGGCGTGGTGACCGGATGAACCAGTCCGTAGGCCAGGGCATTCCGTCCAAGCTGGCAGGCGTCCCCTCCGGGCACTTGGCGCCATCGTCGTGGGTGCTACCGTACAAGCCGGGGGCGATGTCGTCGTTCACCAATCTGGTGGTGACGGTCACGCCGGGTACGCTCAACCTCGCGGCGGGCGTTAATATTAACGGCTCTACGACGGTCACGATTACTGTCAACCCGGCAGGCGGGCAACTGATCGTCTCGGCGGTTGGCTCCACGTCGATCACGTTCAATCTAGCGGGCAACTTGGCTGGTGCCTTGTCCGCGTCTGGCAGCACGTCCTTCTCGTTCACGGTGAACAACGCCACGCTTGGCGCCATCGTCGACGCCGTGGGCGCTGCGCTGGTGCAGTTCTCAAACAGCGCCACGATCAGGGCCACGGGAAATTTGAGCGGCGACATCACACCGTTCACCGAACTCAGTCCGCAAAATTTAGCGGCGGCGGTATGGGAAACGATTGCCGCAGACTTCAACGACTCAGGGACGATGGGCAACAAGTTGAACCTTGCAGCATCTGGCGGAGTAGACTACGATACGCTTGCGCAAGCTGTGTGGACCTATGTGAGCCGCACGCTAACCTCGGGCAGCAATGACTGCCTGACCCTCCCCCAGTTCCTGGCTCTGAAGGACTGATGATGGCTAAGTCCCCAGCGTGGACCAGAAAAGAAGGCCAGAACCCCAAGGGCGGGTTGAACGCCAAGGGACGCGCCTCTGCGAAGGCTCAGGGCATGAACCTGAAGCCCCCTCAACCAGAAGGCGGCCCACGCAAGAAGTCGTTCTGTGCCCGTTCAGCGGGGCAGATGAAGATGTGGCCGGAAGCGGCCAAAGACCCTGACAGCCGTTTGCGCAAAGCGCGGCGGGCATGGAAGTGCTGACATGAAACACGAAATTTCTGAGGGCACAAAACATGTTGTTGACGCCCTATCAGTCGTTACAGTGGTTGGCACGCTCGTGGAATTTTTACCTGCTATTGCAGCAATCTTTACGATTGTGTGGACCGGGATTCGCATCTGGGAAACAGACACGATCAAATCGTGGACCGGGAGAAAGTAGTGCCGGTTCAGTCTGAGGCACAGCGGCGTCTGATGTACGCGGCACTGAAAGATCCCAAGGGCACAGGCATCCCCCGTAGCGTTGCCGAGAAGTTTGTTGGTCCCAAAGCACATGCCGAAGGAGGCAGTATGAAAGAGTCCAAGGAAATGATGAAGAAGGAAGTGGCCTTCATGAAGAAGAAGGGCGCTCCGAAGTCCATGATCAAGCACGAGATGAAAGAAGCCAAGGGCAAGACCAAGAAGATGTCAAGCGGCGGGTTTACTCGCGCAGCCGATGGCGTTGCCGCGCACGGCAGGACCAAGGCAACCCAGGTCAAGATGATGGGCGGCGGTAAGTGCTAAGGAGCCTGAAATGAAAAAGCGCAATTTCCGCTACGACGAGGGCGGTGAAGTCAACTACGGCGAGGACGAGCGCCCCGCTGCCACGGGGATGTCCGAAGCAGCGGAGTTGATGCCCGAAAAGCCCAAGGCCAAGGCCAAGGCCAAGGCCAAGCCACCCGCAGGAACTCCGGGCGGTGCAAATCGGGGGCAGCGTGCTGAATCTCCTTCGCCTCAGCGAGTTGAAGTCACAGCCAAGAAGTACCCCAAGGACGATGAGTCCAAGTCTGTTTCCGAACGCGCCAAGGCCGCACGTGAACGTGCCCGTATGGGCAGCACCGGGACCGATGAGCGTTCAGCGACTGAGCGCATGGGTGGCACCGAGCGCAAGGGTTCTTCTACCTCAACGGACACGCGGTCTATCTCAGACCGCATGAAGGCCATGCGTGAAAGCGCTCGGTCTAGCAGCACCGGGACCGATACCCGCTCGGTCGGTGAGCGGATTCGTGGGGCTCTGGGCTTTGCCAAAGGCGGCAAAGTTCGTGGTGGCGGTTGTGAGCGGCAGGGCAAGACCAAGGGGAGGTTCGTTTGAGAACTTCACGCGGCATGGGTGCCATCAACCCCTCCAAGATGCCCAAAGGCAAGGTGAAGAAGCGCCGTGACAACACCGACTTTACGCAGTACGCCGAAGGCGGACAAGTGTACGCCGAGGGCGGACGGGTGAACGAAGCTGGCAACTACACCAAGCCTGGGATGCGGAAGAGCCTTTTTGAGTCCATCAAGGGGCAGGCTACCCAAGGCACCGCTGCAGGTCAGTGGAGCGCCCGCAAGGCACAGCTTCTTGCCAAGCAGTACAAGGCCAAGGGTGGCGGGTACAGGGACTGACATGAAGGCCCCGCAGCAAAGTCTGAAGGACTGGACCGCGCAGAAGTGGACGACCAAAAGTGGCAAACCTTCTAGCAAGACCGGCGAACGTTACCTCCCCAAGGCAGCTATCGAGTCTCTTACACCTTCAGAATACGCTGCCACAACCAAAGCCAAACGCGCAGGAAAAGCCGCAGGCAAACAGTTCGTCAAACAGCCTCCCAAGGTTGCTGCAAAGACCGCTAAATTTAGGTAAGCCATGACAACCTCCGGCACCGCTACGTTTAATTTAGATTTGGCAGAGTACGTCGAGGAAGCCTTTGAGCGCTGTGGTGCTGAGTTGCGCACGGGCTATGATTTGCGTACTGCAAGACGGTCGTTAAATTTGTTGTTCGCAGATTGGTCCAATCGCGGTATCAATATGTGGACCATTGAGCAGGGTACACAAGTCCTGACTCCTGGCACAAACACCTACACGCTGCCCGCCGATACGGTGGATCTGATTGAGCATGTGATTCGCACGGGCGCGGGGAATGTCTCCACGCAGACGGACCTGACCATTACGCGCATCAGTGTTTCTACCTACTCGTCCATCCCAAACAAGCTCCAGTCTGCAAGGCCGATCCAAATTTGGATCAACCGCCAAGGCCCTGCTCCGCAGTTCACGGTGTGGCCTACGCCTGACAATTCTCAGACGTACACGCTCGTCTACTGGCGCTTGCGCAGGATTCAGGACGCTGGTGCGGGCGGGACGTACACACAAGATGTACCGTTTAGGTTCATCCCCGCTTTGGTGTCAGGGCTTGCCTACTACCTGTCCATGAAGATCCCCGGTGCGATGGAGCGGATGCAGGTGCTGAAGGCGCAGTATGATGAGGACTGGGATCTTGCATCCACTGAGGACCGCGAGAAGGCCGCTGTCCGGTTCGTCCCGCGAGAGCAGTTCATTAGTTAATCATGCCTCTCAAAGACACTGAGGCAAGAAAGGCATACGCGAAAGCGTATGCAGAAACTCGTCGTGAGGAATTAAACGCATACCGTAGAGCATGGAAAGCAGCCAACAAAGAAAAAATGGCTGAGTACGAGAAAAAGTACAAAGAAAAGAAAGGCGAAGCTCTTGTAATAGCGCAAAGAGCCCGCGTTGCAAAATGGCGTGAAAGGAATCTGGAAACCGTACGTGCTGCAAATAAAGAGCAGGCAGCTAAGAAGCGGGCAGAAAATCCTGAAAAAATTAAAGCCGCTAAGAAAGCATATGCGCAACGTAAGAAAGATGTTATCAATGCGGCAGTTGCTCGTAGAAAAGCGGCTAAGTTAAAGCGGACACCCAAGTGGCTAACAAAATTTGACAAGTTGAAGATTCAGTGTGTCTATTCAATAGCAGCAATGCTGACTCGGGTAAATAACGAGCCATGGCATGTAGACCATATTATTCCCTTGCAAGGAGACTTGGTTTCAGGTTTACATGTACCTTCAAATTTGCAAGTTATGCGCGGCGTTGAAAACGTGCGTAAACACAAGAAGTTTGAGGTGACGCATGTCTAACCGTTTTGCTAATGGTGCAAAGGCCTTCGGATTTTGTGATCGTTGTGGGTTTCGTTTTGATCTCAAAAAGCTCAAAAATGAGGTCATCAAAACAAAGCGTACAGCCATAAAATCGTGCCCGCAGTGTTGGAGTAAGGACCATCCTCAACTTTTGTTAGGGACCTTCCCGGTCTCGGATCCCCAGGCCATCCGTGATCCCCGTCCAGATACGAACACTTGGTACTCTTCAGGTCAGACGGTTATTGACACCATCGGTATTGGTAGCCGGGTGATTGAGTGGGGCTGGGCTCCGATAGGTGGGTCCAGTGGTTTTGATGCGCCCCTGACGCCAAATAGCTTGGTCGGGCAGGGATATGTTGGTACAGTCACGGTCAGCACGACCTGAACACAAGGAGCCCGAAATGGCAGAGAAAGACAGCAAGGCAATGGCCGCTCTCCGCGCCCATGCGAAGAAGCCTGCGAAGCAGGCGCACGGCTTCAAGAAGGGCGGTCCTACCTCTGAGGACCGTATGCGCCTGGGCAAGAATCTGTCCCGCGCTGCCAACCAGAAGACGGGGTGAGCTATGAGCAAGATCACAAAACTGCCGCCTGCCAAGCAGGCATACCCGCAAGGCCCGGTCAATCCGCGTGACCTGTGCATGGTGGTGGGCAGCATCTCCAAAGAGTCCGCTCCGGGGCCAAAGACCACGGGCATCAAGCAGCGTGGATCTGGTGCCGCTACGCGGGGCTTCATGTCTCGTGGGCCGATGGCGTAACGTACAAAAAAGTACGCTATGAACTACACCGAGTTGCAGACTGCCGTTGAGGATAGTACTGAGAACACGTTCTCAGCGACAGACTTTGCGCTTCTGACGAAGCTGGCAGAGCAGCGCATATACAACTCGGTGCAGCTTCCCAATTTGCGGAAGACATCAAACCTCACGCTGACCATCGGTAATCCGTTACTTGTAGTGCCGACAGACTTCTTGTCTGCGTTTTCCTTTGGGGTTACATCGGGCACTACGTTCAGTTTTTTGCTGAACAAGGATGTGAACTTCATGCGGGAGGCTTTCCCGAGTTCAACCACAACGGGGACGCCACAGTACTACGCCCTGTACGGGACGCAGACCGGCACTCCGCTGGTGCAGTCTTTCCTGCTTGGCCCCACGCCCAACGCTGCGCTGACGGCTGAACTGAACTACTTCTACTACCCGGAGAGCATCGTCACTGCATCGACTACATGGCTGGGTAACAATTTTGACTCGGTGCTGTTTAACGCAGTGATGCTGGAAGCTGCCCGGTTTATGAAGCAGGAGCAGGACATCGTTGCGTTGATGGACAAAGAGTACATGCAGTCCTTGGCGCTGTTGAAGAACCTGGGTGACGGGCGCGACAGACAGGACAGTTATCGCTCGGGGCAGGTACGAACACAGGTGAACTAAATGGCTCTGGTACAAACGCTATGCTCTTCGTTCAAACAGGAGTCATGGCTGGGTATCCATGATTTGGATACCGACGTTTTGAAGATGGCGCTCTACACGAGCGCCGCTTCTCTTGGTGCAGACACCACGGCCTACACCCTCACAGGTGAAACGTCTGGCACAGGCTACACCGCTGGGGGCGAGATCCTCACCAACGTCCAAGTGCTTCTTTCTGGCACCACGGCGTATTGCACGTTTGATAACCCTGCTTGGCCGGGGTCTAGTTTTGTCACCCGTGGTGCGTTGATCTACAACACTTCCAAAGCCGACCGTGCTATTGCCGTTTTGGACTTCGGTTCTGACAAAACTGCTGGGCCAAATTTCACGGTGCAACTGCCTGCTGCTTCTGCCACCACGGCAGTCATTCGATTTGCTTGAGGTAAAAAATGCCATCTTCATATACCACCTCGCTACGTCTTACGCTTCCTGCTACTGGGGAGTTGGCGGGCCAGTGGGGCCAAACCGTAAACACCGGCATTACTGAACTTCTGGATGCTGCGGTTGCAGGTACGGCGTCGATCTCTACATGGGGTGGCCCTGGAGTTGCGTACACGCTGAGTAACAATTCTGGCACTGCGGACGAAGCACGCCGGATGTTCATTGTGGCGACGGGCACTCCGGGTGAGGCCAAGAACGTCATCTGCCCTGCGGTCAGTAAATTTTACGTGTTCAGAAACGACACGACGGGTGGCTTTGCTCTGACGCTGAAGACCTCTGGTGGCACGGGTATTTCTGTCCCTGCGGGCCAGTACAAGCTCCTGTACTGCGATGGGACCAATGTAGTTGAAACGTTCAACTCTGCCGGGGCCTTGACCCTGAGCGGAGCGTTGACAGTTAACGGAACAACCACACTGGCGTCTAACCCGACGCTCTCCGCAGGCACCGCCAACGGCGTGACCTACCTCAACGGCAGCAAGGTGCTGACGAGCGGGAGTGCGCTGACGTTTGATGGGACGAATCTTGGTCTTCAAGTAACCCCTAATGCTTGGAGCACAACAACATCTGTTCTTGAAAATCCGTCTGGATCAATCTACACCTTTAGTGGCACTAACCAGATTGGTCTGAACTCAAACGCTTATTTCAACGGAACGAACTGGATTTATCGCAACGCATCGTCTGTTGGCGCTTCAGATTTCTTCCAGCAGAACGGTTTCTTTGTTTGGCGGAACGCGGTTCCGGGAACTGCTGGCAACATCATTTCCTACTCCGAACAAATGCGCCTCACCAGCACCGGGCTGGGGATTGGGACGAGTTCGCCAGCGGCAAAGTTTGAAACCTTTGACAGCACTGTTAGTGGTGCGTTTGTTGCAAACACTCCTTCTACATGGCGAGTTGCTCAAGTCAGAAACAACGGAACTGTAAATGCAAATAACGCCGCTGGCATTGCTTTTGTTGGCCGAACAGATGTGCAGCCTGCTGGTATTGTTGGTGTTCAATCTACAACAGGTGGAGGAGTTGCAGCGTTAGCTTTTCTTACTGTCTCCAGCAACGCAACAGCAGAGTCCATGCGCCTCGACTCCTCCGGCAACCTCGGGATTGGGACAACAAGTCCATCGGCACGGTTTGTTATTTCTGACTCTAACGCAGCAGGATTTGAATTTAACCCAAATGCTTCTGGGTTAGGACAGCTTGAAATGTATAACCGAAGCACTGCTGCATATTTTGAACTTGCTATAAATTCCAAAGATATTCGTTTTAATACTGGAACTTCCCCAGTAGAACGCGCCCGCATCACGAGCGGGGGTGATTTGCTGGTGGGGACGACAGCAACCACCTCAGGCGCAAGGCTCGATGTCAAGGGGGTTGATAGCACCGGAGGTAACTACTGCGTGTTTTTTGAGAATAGCAGCAGTGCTTTGCTGTTGGCTGTTCAAAACGATGGCAGGTGGAGGTCTGGAACAGCAGCAGCGTCTCCGTATAACTTTGTCGTAGGCGCAACGAACAGGGATTTGTTTGTAGACAACGCTGGCGAGATTGGTTATGTCGCATCCGTCCGCGCCAGCAAAATTAACATTACTCCGGTTGCCGATACTGAATGGCTGCTGCAACTAAACCCCGTCACATTTAACTTCCGCAAGAAAGACGCGGAAGGCAACTATACGGATAAAGCAGACGGGCCTATCAAACATGGCCTGATTGCGGAAGAAGTAGAATCGGTAAATCCTGACCTTTGTTTCTACGACGATGAAGACAAGGGTGGCGCACTTCGTGGTGTGAACTACTCGCACCTCATCACGCCAATGCTGAAACTGCTGCAAGAACAGCAAGCCCTCATCACCGACCTCCGCGCCCGTGTCGCGGCGCTTGAAGCCTAACCCCTGAAAGGACAACCATGAACTGGCAAATCTCTTCCCTTGACCACACTCTCCCCGAGTGCTGCGTGACCACTGCCCACTGGCGTGTATCAAAGACCGACGGCACAGCCAGCGCCAGCGTCTACGGCACGATCTCGTTGCCGCACAAGGATCACGACGCCCCCGACTTCATCCCTTACGAAGACCTGACCGAGGCGCAAGTCATTCAGTGGGTCAAGGACCAGATGGGCGCCAACCAAGTCGCTGCGTATGAGGCCGCAGTGCAAGGGCAGATTGATGCGCAAGTCAACCCGACACAGGCTTCAGGCCTGCCTTGGAGCAACTGATGAACGAGCCCAAGATCACCCTTACTGATCTGTCCGTCAACGACATGAACGTGCTGCTCGCTGGCCTGGGCAAGCTACCGCTGGACGCTGCGTACCCTGTGTTCGTGAAGGTCAAGGCGCAAGCTGAAGCGCAGATCGCGGCACCTGAGTCTGCTGGCCTGAGCGACTGATCATGGCTTGGTCAGACGTACTGAAAGCGATCATCCCCATCGTGGTGGCCTGTATCGCATGGCTGCTGGGGCAAGTGAACTCTTTCTCTGAGCGCCTGACCAAGATCGAAGGCAGCATGCCTGCGCTTATCACCTCTACCGGCGTACCAACCGACAGCCCTATATCTGCCGAGAAACGCGCCATTCTCAAAGAGCAGTTGATGAACCACATCAACGAGCTTCAGGTCAAGGTCAGGCTGCTTGAAGAGCGCGAACGTATCAAAGGAGCCAAGTGATGTTTGAGTCGCTGATCGGTGGTCTGTTTGGCGGTTTGCTTCGCCTCGCGCCAGAGGTGTTTAAGCTCTTTGATAAGAAGAATGAACGGGCGCATGAGCTTCGCATGGTCGAAGCCGAGATGGAGTTTGCCAAGATCCGGGGTGAGATCGCCATGCGGCAGGTCGAAGCGCAGATGACGATGGCCGAGATGGACACGATGGCTCAGGCGTTCAAGGAGCAGTCCGAGACCGCCAAGAATGCCGGGTGGTTTGTCTCCGCAATCTCAGCGCTGGTGCGCCCGATGGTCACCTACGCCTTCCTGGCTCTGTACGCCTCTGTGAAGATTGCTGCTTTCTTGATTGCCATAGAACAGAACGGCAACTGGAAGGAGGTCTTGGTCACGATGTGGGGCGCAGACGATCTTGCTGTCTTCAACATGATCATCTCCTTCTGGTTTGTCGGACGGGTGTATGAGCGGTCCAGCAAGTGAGGCGATAGACATCGCCGCTGCTCTGTGCCGCCCTTTTGAGGGGCTAAGGCTGAAGCCATACATCTGCCCAGCGGGCTACCCCACGATTGGCTATGGAACCGTTTTCAAGCCTGACGGCACCAAAGTGACGATGGAGCACCCCGAGATCACCAAGGAAATTGCAGACGAGTGGTTGCTGTCTGAGCTACAAACGAACTATCTGGCGGGGGTTTTGAAGGCTTCGCCGGGGTTGCTTGCGTTTCCGAAAGCCCTTGGGGCTATGACCGACTTTGCTTACAATCTTGGCGTGGCCCGGTATCGCGGCAGCACCCTTCGGCGCAAGATTGACGAGCAGGACTGGGAAGGTGCCAAGGAGCAACTCGCCCTGTGGGTACGCGGCGGCGGCAAAGTATTACCCGGTCTGGTGAAACGTAGAGCCGCAGAGATTGCTTTGCTGGGGTAAATATGCTCAAGAAGATACAACTCAAGCCCGGCGTCAATAAAGAGAACACTAGGTATACCACTGAGGGCGGGTGGTTTGACTGTGACAAAGTACGCTTTCGTTACGGCACACCAGAGAAAATTGGCGGCTGGAATCAGCTATCAAACGTAAGCACATTTGAAGGCACGGCGCGTTCGCTGTGGCCGTGGTCGTCTTTGCTGGGTGTCGGAACGAACCTCAAGTTCTACATCATGTACGGCAGTGCGTACTTTGATATCACGCCGATAAGAGAGACCACAGCCGCAGGGGCCATTACTTTTGCTGCTACAAACGGCAGCGCGACCATCACGGCTACTGACATAGCGCACGGAGCAATAACTGGAGACTTCGTTACTTTCAGCGGTGCAGTATCTTTAGGCGGGAACATTACAGCCACCGTCTTAAACCAAGAATACCAAATCACTGTACTGACGGTTGACACGTACACGTTCACTGCTACCGCTACAGCCAATGCGTCAGACTCAGGTAACGGCGGCGCAGCCGTAGTAGGCGCTTATCAAATCAACGTAGGTCCAGCTACTCAAACACCTTTGGCTGGGTGGGGCGCGGGGCCTTGGGGTGGTGGCGCGTGGGGTATCGGGAGCACATCACTTGAGTCCCTGCGCGTGTGGGACCAGCAGAATTTTGGCGAGGATCTGATCTTCGGCCCCACGGACGGGCCGCTGTACTACTGGGATAATTCTTCTGGTCTTTCCGCCCGTGGTGTAAACCTGACCTCACTTACCGGCGCGACGGACGTCCCGACGGTGCAGCGGCTGATGCTTGTGTCTGATGCTTCGCGTTTTGTTCTGGCGTTTGGGTGCAATGACTACGGTACAGCTACCCAGAACCCGATGCTGATCCGGTGGTCAGATCAAGAAAGCGCGGTCAACTGGACGCCCGCAGCGACCAACCAAGCAGGAAGCCTCACGCTGTCTCACGGGTCTGAAATCACAGGCGTAGCCCAGGTTCGGCAGGAGATCTTGGTCTGGACAGACATCGCTCTGTATTCGCTTCAGTACCTCGGCCCCCCGATTGTGTGGGGCTCACAGATCCTTGCCGATAACGTCACGTTGATGAGCGACCGGGCGATGGTCACGGGGTCAGGCGTGCTGTACTGGATGGGTGAAGATAAGTTCTATGTGTACGACGGGCGGGTGCAAACACTCCCCTGCGATTTGCGGAAACACATTTTTAGTGATTTCAATCAGAACCAGAGAGAGCAAGTCTTTGCTTCTACCGTAGAACAGTTCACAGAAGTCTGGTGGTTCTACTGTTCTGCGGATAACAATACTGCGTCTCCTGACAGGTACGTTGTTTACAACTACGTGGAGAAAATTTGGTATTACGGAAACATGGACCGCACCGCATGGATGGATGCGAGCATCATCAGCAACTTACCTATTGCGGCTTACGGTGACCAGCTTCTGTACCATGAGTCCGGTGTAGACGACAACACCACAGGGACCGCTGTGCCGCTTGAGGCGTACATCACCTCGTCAGAATTTGACATTGACGACGGGCACAATTTTGCGTTTGTGTGGCGGGTGCTGCCTGACATCACGTTCCGGGGGTCTACGGCGAACAACCCCAGCGCAACGCTGACGCTTCTGCCCTTGCAGAACTCAGGCTCGGGGTACAACAACCCTGCATCCTTGGGCGGGTCAGACAACGGCGCAATCGTGCGCTCGGCAACAGTCCCGGTGGAGGAGTTCACGGGCCAAGTCAACATCCGCGTGCGCGGGCGGCAGATGTCCATCAAAATTGCGTCTACAGACCTGGGCGTGACATGGCAGTTGGGCTCCCCCCGGATTGACCTGCGGCCCGACGGAAGGCGCTGATGTCCATCCTCTCCACAGTCATCAAGCGGTTTGTAGCCCCGGCGCTACCCCAAGCCTCGCAGGAGTACGACCAGAAGTACTTCGACAAGTTCAACTCAATCCTGCGCCTGTACTTCAACCAAATCGACCAACTCCTGGGGCAACTTGTGAGCACATCTGCAACCGTTCCAGTCTCCATCGGCGGGACCAACGTCGATGCCTTTGGTCGGCTAAGAACCAGCGCTCCTTACACGATTTTTGACTCTCAGAACCGCTACGCTATTGACAATCAGTTTGACACCAGCACCGCCACTGGAGGCTCAACAACGTACCTGCTAAACGAATCATCGGTACGGATGGATGTCACCACCTCCAGTGGTTCTGAAGTTGTAAGGCAGTCTTACAGGTGCATGCCGTACCAGCCGGGTAAGGGTTTGTTGTGTTTGGCTACGTTCGTGATGAACACCGCCAAGACGGGGCTTCGCCAGCGGGTGGGGTACTTTGGAACCCAGAACGGCGTGTTCCTCCAACAGAACGACAGCACCGTTTCCTTTGTCCTGAGGTCTTACATCTCAGGATCTGTCAGTGATGCGCGGATCGTGACGCAGGACAACTGGAACGGCGACAAACTTGACGGCACGGGAGACTCCGGGTTTACCCTTGACCTGACCAAAGCACAAATTTTGTGGATGGACTTTGAGTGGCTTGGTGTTGGGTCTGTTCGCTGCGGGTTCATCATTGACGGTCAGTACATCGTCTGCCACACGTTTGAAAATGCAAACGATATCACTTCTGTGTACATGACCACGGCAATTTTGCCGGTCAGGTATGAGATTACCAACACCGCAGCGACGGCCAGCGCTTCGTCCTTGAAGCAAATTTGCTCTTCGGTGGTTTCAGAAGGTGGCTACGAGCAGACTTCCATTGAGCACGTGGCCCGCAGGACAACGATCAAAACTTCGATTGGTACGACCTTTCTCCCTCTGGTGTCCATCCGGCTGGCTTCCACCGCGCTGAACGCAGTGGTGTTGCCCGTAAAATTTAACGTGATGCCGACCTCGACGGGAGATGACTTTGAGGTTATCCTGGCAAAGAACAGCACAGGGCTGACTGGGGCCTCTTGGGCTGCGGTCGCAAGCGATGCCAACGTGGAGATGGACACCTCTGCCACGGCCATGACGGTAGGCACCATTGTGGATATCCAGTACGTGAAGTCCACTAACCAGTCCAGCGGGACGATCAACCAGACTGCTGGGTACAACTGGGATCTTCAGTTGGGCTCCTCCTTGACGGGGACGAGTGATATCTATACGCTGGGCATCCGGGTGCTGTCGGGCTCCTCCGGCGCTGCCATCGGGTCTTTGACCTTCTACGATTTGACGCAGTGATATGGCCTACGATCCAAAATCTTTCCTAGATCAGGCCCTGAAGACAGGGTTTCAGTCTATTGTGGCTGGCCCCAGCGGGGAAGGCGATCCTGGCGGGCAGGTTTTAGACACAGTTGCGGAATTTAGTGGGGTTCAAGTTCGCCCGTTAGTTTACGGAGGAACCGAAGACGCACCTGAAAACGGGTATATGGTCAGTGCTCCGCTATCAGGAAAATATGAAGGTTACCACCGAAACGATATCTACGACAACAACGGGAAGTTTGTACGAACCGCAATTTCTGAACCGCAAAAGACTTCTGGACTGACAGACCTTGCAAAATTTGCAGTAAACGCGGCAAGTTTTGGTGGTTTCGGCCCTATTGCTACTGCTGCGGCAAACGCATACAAGGGAATTAACGCTGCCAAGAGTGGTGATTGGCTGTCTGCCGCTGCGTCAATTTTGCCGGGTGTTGGGGTGATACCTGGGGTTGACCCGGAACTTGCGAAGTCGTTAAAGACTGCCGGTGGCTACGCTAAAACCGGAAGCGCTCTTCAGAAAGCAATTGAGAACAAAGACATCCTTGGCGCACTAGGCGCAGCAGCTGATATTCCTGGTGTTCCACAAGTACCAAGTGATATCACTGACATTCTCAAGGGTGTTGGACAAGCAAACCGCATACGAGAAGCTGTAAAGAACGATAACTTCCAAGGACTTTTCAATGAGATAGTGGGGGCTAGTAAAGCTGGTAGCACATCTGGCAATAGATACTTCCCTGGATACGAGACGCCCGGAGAAATTCAAGAAGGCTTCTTTGATGTCGGTGGACCAGGGTACATGGAGCCCGACGCAGGGGATCTGCCTGACTTGGCGCTTGACCCGTATAAAGATGACACTACGCCAGCCTCATTCAAACTGCCAACTGACGAAGATTACGAAGAGCTTGAAAGCATACTGCTACGGTATCCAGAGCAGCAAGAACGTGCTGCTGAACCCAAAACGTCAATGAGCCCGAACGAACTGAACAAGTTCCTTGAGGCGAACATTGACGATCCTGGCACAATTGATAAGTTGATGCAGGATTACTTCCCTGAGTTGTACCGCCAGACTATCGACGTAACTGGCACGCTGCCGAAGAAAGATGTCGTCATCTCGGACTGGGATTTCATGGAAGAGCCTGACCGCACGCCGGGTACGCCGCTTGACACGCCGTCAGATGAAGACAGAACTGTAGCAACAACGGGTACAACGGGTACAACAGGAACCACAGGTACGACGCGGACTACGGGTGGCGGTGGCGGCGGTGGTGGTGGAAGCAGCACAAAACCAGCGAGTTCTGGGCCAAACCTTGACGCCCTTATGAAGGCTTTGATGCTTATGCAGCAGCGTCCGCAAGAGCAGAAAGAACAGTACCAGTTGGCAAACATGCCCGACTACGAAGATTTGATGTATGGCCTAAGTAGCGGCGAAACGCCGTACATGAGAGGTTGATATGCCGCTTATAGTAAATCCCACCACGGGCGAGTTGGAATGGCAAGACGATGACTTCACAGAAGTTCCCGACCGCACGCCGGGTAGTCCAACGGACACAACTCCGGGCACCGTGAGTCCTGATGACGATAGGACTGTATCTACAACAGGCTTAACGTGGGACGCACTCAGGCGATTTATTACTTCCCCTCAAGGCATCGCGGGTCTCGGCGGTGCTGCGCTAAGTTTCCTTGACCGAGCGCCTCCTTCCGGTGGTGGTACGACACAAACCTATCAAGGTCCCGCTCAACTGACCCGCACGATGGTGCAGGGGCCGTATGGCCCGTTGGCCGAGTACCAATCTCCGTTCCTCTCTGGTGCTCCGACGTATCAGTCGTTCCAGTCTCCGACGTTCCCTGGTCTGGTGGGCGCTCCCGCTCCGGGGCCTGCCCCTGCCCCTGCTGAAAGAACCGCTGCCTCCAAGGTTGCGGAGTATCGTCAGTGGGCAAGCTATGGTCTGTCAGATGACCGTATCCGCCGTATTGCCGAAGTGATCTATGGCCCGCAAACCGATGCAGCGTGGGCAGAACTTCGTCGAATGGCTGGTGCTGACACGGGGGGTGTGAGGTCTACGGGCACTACGGGCACTACGGGAACTGCAAGAACCACAGGTACTACAGGAACCACAGGAACTGCAAGAACGGCAAGAACCACAGGCACCACGGGCGATGTAGGGGTTGATGCTGGACGCGGTGGTATTGGTTATGGTGCGCCCGCTAACCCTGCGTTTTTCTCGCAGCAGCCAAGTTTTACAAGACTTTCCAAAACATCTACACCATCTCAAATTTCCGCTGCATATGACGAGTTTGTAGCAAGTCGCGGTGGAGACACTGAGGCAAACCGCGCTGAAGCACTGCAATTCTTGCAAAGCAAAGGAATAAGTCAGCCAAAGATCAATGACGCATATTCCAAGTTTCAGAAGGGCGAAACGGTAGCTGAGATAACAGGTTTATCTCAAAAAGACTGGGAGAAAGAAGCTACGTTTGCTGCACGCGAAACCCCAGGAAGTAGAACATTAGGCATTTGGCGAGACCCTACATCAGGCAAAGGGATAGCAGTAACGGCAGACAGCCGAGGCCAACCCGCCAATTTCACATACATAAGCGAAGAAGGCATCGCTGGTAACTCATCTATATTTCACCCAAGAGATCTTTACGAAAACGCCAATAAATGGGGCATTGACCTTTCAAATATATGGCAACTAGGCGATCTTTTGGATGAAAAGAAAGTCAAGTACAAGCCGTATGAGCTTTACCAAGGTACAGGATCGGATCATGGTATTAACTTTTACGACATTGCGCAAGGCGGCCTAGGTACTGCCTATGATTGGACAAAAGATCCGCTGGTGCATCTGAAGGGGGAGTCTGGGGCTACGTCGCTCGCTAACGCTCAGGCTTTGGCGTCGCGTCTTGGAGTTAAGAAAAACCCATTTGTTACTACTGAGCGAGGAATTGATCCTTCAAGGTTCACCACATTGGGGGCTGAGCGGGGCGATCCAAGGTCTAATGTCGCTTTTACTGGTGGCACTGCAAGCTGGTACAGAACACCTCAGGAAGCACAAAACTACCTTAACCGAATTGGAGGTGGTGTCTTATACGACACACGCGTAGGAGGTACTCGCGGACCAAATCCGTTTGTGCTTAACACCAGTGGGCTTGACCTTAAAAGTTCAACCGGGATAGCGAACGCCTACGACCAATTTCTTGCTACACAGCAAGGCGGGGATACGGCGGCATCTCGTGCTCAAGCGCAGAATTTTTTGCAGGCTCAGGGTGTTCAGCAGCCTCTTATCAACCAAGCCTACGATGTCTACAAAAATGATCTAATGGATCCCAAGGGGATTGCAAGTAAGTACAACGAGTTCATTTCTTCACGAGGCGGTGACACTGAGGCCAATCGGGCAGAGGCTCTTCAGTACCTGCAAGGTCAGGGCATTGCTCAGCCCATGATCAACCAAGCCTACGATGTCTTCAAGCAAGGCAATTTTGCTCACGGCGGCGCTGTCCAGATGGAAGACGGCGGGTTCGTGATGACCAAGCGGGCGGTGGACGGCGCTGGTGGTCCGCAGGGTATACAGCAACTGGTCCCAGGTGCGAGAATGATCCGTGGTCCCGGGCATGGCACAAGTGACTCCATCCCTGCAGTGATCAACGGGCGAAACGGACAGACCCCTGCAAGGCTCTCCAACGGCGAAGCCTATGTCCCACCGGGGCGCAACACCAAAGGGCTATACGCCCTGATGCACCAGCTTGAAAGGAAAGCGTGATGGCTACCGCCCTCGATCCGTCTCAGTCCACGCTGAGCCCAAATTTCGCGCCTTACGTTTACAACTATCTTGCGTTGGGCGAGGGTGCGGCCAAGCTGCCTTTCCAGCCGTTTACAGGGCAACGCTTTGTTGGGCCATCGAACCTGCAGACGCAGGCGTTCTCGGGACTTGCTGGTCTTCAACAGCCAAGCCAGTTTCAAACCGCGTCAAATCTGTTCACAGATGCTGGTACGCGGGCGATGGGGTTTGGGTACAACCCGTCTGGAACACCTTCCTATGGGCAGGTGGGTTCTCAAAACATCTTCTCTCAGTACCAAGCCCCCGACGCTTTCCAGCCTGGGTTGTTCCAGAACCGTTTTCAAGGCCCCGGCGCATACCAGCCACAAGGTGCTACGTCTGGTTTCCAGATGCCGTCGCCGTATCAGGCGGGAAACTTTTCGTCAGGGTTTGGCTATCAAGCTGGTCCAACAACGCAGTTTCAGAATCAGTTTCAAGGCCCCGGCTCGTACCGTCCGTCTACTGACTTTACTCAAGGGATTGGTGGTCAGAGCTACAACGCCAATCAGTTTCAGACGGGGCTCGGCCCGGTCAGGTCCGTTCAGGACTATATGAGCGATTACGTCGGTGGTGTATCAGACATCGCTGCGCGTGAAGCTACTCGTCAGGCAGACGTAAGTCGGCAGGCGGAGCAGGGGCGTTTGGCTCAAGCGGGAGCGTTTGGTGGTGCGCGGCAGGCCATCATGGAAGCTGAGCGTCAGAGAAATCTTGGTACGCAGATCGGAGATATCCGAGCCAAGGGGTTGCAAGAAGCGTTTGACCGTGCACAACAACAACGTCTGCAAGAAGCTGGATTGGGTCTGGAAGCACAACGTGCTACTGAGGCATCGCGTCAATTTGGTGCTTCTTTCGGTCAGCAAGGGCTTGGTCAGCTTCTCCAAGCACGGCAAATGGGTGAGCAGGCGCAGCAGTTCGGTGCTCAACAGGGCATGCAAGCGGCTCAACTGCAGGCGCAGTATGGTTTGTCTGCTCAACAGGCTCAGGAAGCAGCACGCCAGTTCAATGCGGGTCAAACGCTCAACGCTGCACAGATCCAAGCGCAATTTGGTCTGGATGCCCAGAAAGCGCAGGAGATGTCTCGTCAGTTTGGCGCTCAGCAGGCTATGACGGGGGCGACGACTGGTGCTCAGTTGGGGCTTCAAGCTCAACAGCAAACCGCTCAGGATCGTCAGTTTGCGGCGCAGCAGGCAATGAACGCGCAGCAGCTTCAGGCTCAGTACGGTCTGAGTGCAGATCAGGCAGCAGAAGCATCTCGGCAGTTTGCCTCCGGTCAGCGTATGACGGCGGCGGATCTCCAAGCTAGGTTTGGTCTGGACGCTCAAAAGGCCAACCAGATGGCCTCGATGCAGGCTCAGCAGTACAACCAGCAAGCAGCACTGGAAGCGAATCGGCAGGCTGAAGCGTCTCGGCAGTTCGGTGCTACTTACGGCATGGATGCACTGCGTCAGCAACTTGCAGCAGGTCAGGCACTTGCCGGTTTGGGGCAAACTCAGTATGGTACGCAACTGCAAGGTCTTGAGTCTTTGCTCCGCGCAGGCGCAACGCAGCAGCAGCTTGCTCAACAGCCGCTTGACTTTGGTTACCAGCAGTTCCAAGAGTCTATGAAATACCCGATGCAGCAAGCTCAGTTCATGCAGTCTTTGGCGCAAGGTCTGCCGCTTCAGGCGCGACCATATAACGAGGGTGATTCAGGGCTTGGCTCCGCGTTGAGCGGTGGGCTGTCTGGGTTGGCTCTGTTTAGGGCCCTCTTTCCGAACGGATAAACCATGATGAATCAAATGCAAATGGCGGGACCGATGCCTGGGCAAGCACAGGGTATCCAGCAAGTTTTGCCAGGGATGATGCCGAAGCAGGGTGCTCCGACGCCCCAAGCGATGGTTGGCCCGCTGTCTCAAATGCACCTGCAGCAGTTGACGCAGATGATGCTCAACCCGCGCCCGGAAGGCCCTCCGTTGTATGCGGTGCTGTCGGCAATCACTGAGAAGCAGAAGCAAGCCCAGGCGCAGGCGTCAATGCAGCGCCAAATGGCTATGGCGCAGGGGCAGCAAGCAGCACAGCAGCCTCCTGTAGCGCAGGAAGTCTTGGCGCAAGCGCAGCAGATGCAGGCCGAAGAGCCCGTCATGGCAGCGTATGGCGGCGAGATGCACGGCTACGCAGGCGGCGGTGCGGTTGCGTTTGGGGGCGGTGGAAACCCTGAAATAGAACAGATCCTAAAGAAGAGTCCGATGATGCGGACGCCCGAGGAGAATGAAAAACTCCGCGCCGCCGGTATAGGTTTGGAAAGACGTCAACCCGCCCCAGAAGGCAGCGGAGTAGACAGAGTAAATCGGTACCTCAAAGGTATTTTTGGAGACCCTTCACCTGTTTCATACTCTAGCGGTATTGATGAAGTACTTGCGGCTGAAAAAGCACGTACCCCTACAGCGATGACTTCGCAGCAAATGGAGATGGCAACGCAGTCTGCCCCCGTTGCAGCACCACGCCCTCCGGGCGCAACACGTCCGGGTACTGGGATTGCACAAGGTCAAAACCGTCCACAAAACCGCCCGCAGATGCCACCCACCGCAGCGCTTGGGCAAGGGCTTGGTAGCTTCGTGGAACAGACTGGCACCCCTGCCCCTGACAAGTGGGCTGAAATTGAAGCCGGTGGTATTGCGGGTGTTAAAGCCCTACAAGACATATTGCGCAAGCAGGGTGAATCCGACCCTGAACTGATGAAGCTACGCGAAGCTGCTTACAAGTCTTCTCAAGATATTGCCGCACGTCGTGAGCGTGATCGGCAGGCGATGCTGGAGTCTGGGCAGAAACAGTACGATGATATAACTGACCTGCTCATTGGTGCAGCGGGTGGGGCAAGAGGCAAGACGTTCGGTGATGTGTTGTCTGGTGCAGTTGGCGGCGCTGGTACTGCTCGTACTGCAAAGCGTGCGGAGTTCCAAAAAGTTAAAGAAGCTGCTCGTCAGGAACAGAATGCTATTGACAATCTCAACCAAGCGCTGGCTGATAAGCGCGTGGCAGACCGTAGCGGTGATGTGGACAAGAGGAGAGAAGCGGACCGTAAGGTTGCTGAAGCTGAACTGAAGGTCACTGATCTGCGTTCTGGTATTCAGGAAAAACGAGCCACTGAAGCCGATCGCGTTGAACAGCGTAGGCTCACCGCTCGTGGTCAAGACCTGCAACGGCAGACGACACTTGAAGCCGCACGTATCGGAGCCGCAGCGCGTGAAAGTGCATCGGATATTGCTGAGAAACGATTTGCGCTGCAACAACTTAGGGCTGATCCTGAGTACACTGCTGCAATGAACAAGATCAAGGAGCTTTCAAAAGCTGCTGGAATGAGTAATGCTCCAACGGTCCAAGCTGCGTTTAGAGCCGCCCAACAAGAGGCGTTAGCAGTTGCAAAACGGTATGGTTTGACTCCTAAAGATATTGGAGCCACAGGGGCGGATGCTGGCGCAGCACCGGCTGGAAATGATCCGCTTGGTATCAGGAAGTAAATATGAACATAGCGCAGATCCGCGGTAAGTATCCGCAATACAAGGATTTGAGCGATAAGCAGCTTGCGGATGCTCTGCACGCTAAGTTCTACTCCGATCTGCCGGTTCAGGATTACTACAAACGCATCGGGTTTGCACCTGAAACAACTGTCCTCGGGCAAGTCAAGGAAGGCTTCAAAGGACTCATCCCCGGTGCAGTAGGTCTTGTCGAATCAGCGGCTGTAGGTGCCTCTGCGCTTCTGCCTGAGGATTACGAGAAGACGGCGCGGGAGAAGATCGCCAGCATCGCTGGCGCAGCCAAGGCACCGTTCGCTGCCTCTGCAGGGTACGAGGATACTGTTGGGCGTAAGCTGGGTGAAGCCATCGGCTCAACGGTGCCGTTCTTGGCGGCAGGTCCCCTCGGCCTTGCGGGTCGTATTGGTGCGGTTGGTCTGGGTGTTGGAGCCGGTGCTGGTGAAGCACGCGGGCGTGCCGAGAAGGAAGGTGCTACTGCAGAGCAGCGCAGCACCGCGACGGCGCTCGGGGTCATCCCCGGGGCGATGGAAGTCTTCGCACCCTTCCGCATCCTGTCTCGTATTCCTGACACTGCCAAGGCTCAGGGCGTGCAGTTGGTCAAGCGTGCGGCGCTTGCAGGTGGTGAGGAAGCTGCTCAGGAAGCTGCATCCGGTTTCGCGCAGAACCTGATCGCCAAGGGCGTCTACAAGCCTGAGCAGGAACTCATCGAGGGGCTGGGCGAACAGGCAGCCTACGGCGGTGCTACTGGTGCCATCGTGCAGGGCTTGATGGATTTGGCCTTGGGTCGTCGCGCACGTGCTGCGCAGCCTGCTCCGGGAACCTTGCCCGGGGAAACGCCCATCGAGCGTGCTGAGCGCCTGAAGGCAGAAGCGGAAGCAGCCAAGGCTGCAGCGCAACCCCCAGCACCGCCTGCGGCGGAGATCCCACCCCTGCCCGACACCTACGCTGAACTTGTTCTGTACAGCGAACAACTGAAGACGCTTCCAAAGTCCAAGGAGCGTGATGAGGCGTTGAAGGCAGCGGCTGAAAAACGCAAGGCGCTTAACGTAGCGTACATTGAGGAGCAGCGCTCCACCAGCGAAGCAGCCAAGGGGTTCATGACTGCCGAAGAAGCGGCAGCAGCACAGATCACCCCCCGTGAAGAAGTCACGGCACCGCCCGAAGGACAAGCTCCTGCAGCGCCCATCGAAGAGCCCAAGGTCCGCAAGGTGGGTGAACCACCCGCGACTGGCTTGCAGCCCGCTGACATTGAAGCCCTCGGCATCAGCAAGAAGCAGCCGATCTACCGGCGCATGCTGGGGAAAGACCTTGAGAACCCCGAGCAGCGTGCA